AGCCTTTCTTTCATTATGATGCATTTAAATGTAGAAAAATTGTCAAGGCTGCCTTTACTTCATGATAAATACAATTGCAGTTCGCTGCAATCTAAATACTTCGAAACATACCGACATATAGGAGATTACTATGTCATTTGCAGACCTTAAGCGTTCTTCCAACTCTTCTTTTGAGAAGCTCACCAAAGAACTTGCTAAACAAAATACCACATATTCAGATCCCGACGAGGGAAAGTATTGGAAGCCTACCGTTGATAAAGCTGGTAATGGATACGCCGTGATTCGTTTCCTTCCCGCGCCAGCCAACGAAGACATTCCTTTCACTCGCATCTGGGACCATGGATTCCAAGGACCAACAGGTCTTTGGTACATCGAGAAGTCGCTTACGACTCTCGGTAAAGACGATCCCGTGTCAGAATACAACAGCGTTCTTTGGAACACTGGTCTTGACTCTGATAAGGAGATCGCACGCAAGCAGAAGCGCCGCTTGGCATACCACAGCAACATCTATGTTGTGAAGGATCCAGGCAATCCTGCGAACGAAGGTAAGGTCTTCCTGTACAAGTACGGAAAGAAGATCTTCGATAAGCTGAACGACCTCATGAACCCAGGTTTTGAGGACGAGAAGCCAGTAAATCCTTTCGATCTTTGGAACGGTGCTAATTTCAAGCTCAAAATTCGTAAGGTCGAAGGTTGGCCTAATTACGATAAGTCAGAATTCGACTCTCCCGCACCACTGTTCGATGATGACAGTGAGCTTGAACGTGTCTACACTCAAGAGTATCCGCTCGCTGAGCTCGTAGATGCAAAGCAATTCAAGTCTTATGAGGATCTTAAGACTCGTCTGAACACTGTCTTGGCACTTTCTGCGGAACCTGCCAAGATTCGCGGAGTTGATCGTGATGAAGAGGAGTATAAAGCTCCTGCGCCTACCTTCAAGGCGGCTGCTGCACCTGCTGCAGCTTCTACGGTCGATGAAGACGACGATGATCTCGATTTCTTCAAACGGCTTGCCGAAGAAGATTGATAAGGTGGGAAAGGGCGGCTTCGGTCGCCCTTTTTTTATGCTCTTGCCGCTTGTTTATAATCGAGCGGCGCAAATCCCATACGAGTTAAGTAATATTGAATGCTGGCGTTATCTCCAGTCGACTCAGCGATTTGCATTTGAGAAGAACTCGCAGAAGCCTTTGTATCTGCTGAACTCGACTTTATCGTAGTAGCTGCAGATTCTATAATTTTTGAATCGACAATCGCATTTGTTTTTTCTCTTGCTGCTTTTCCTATATCACTTGACATTGTACTATTAAAACTATTTTGAAGTTGTGATCCAGTAGTAATACTCATAGGTCCTAAAGCAGCACTTAGAATATTTCCAACTGCCTTGATCGCGCCCTCCGTTAAATCAACGCCGGCTCCAACCGCTTGTTCCAAAGCGCTATCTCCGGTTCCTCCTAATGGCGCTCCTCCCACTGCTCCTTTGCCATATGGTTTTTGCGGGTTATATCTTCTTATTTGCAATCCATTTTTAGCATTGTTATCTAAAAAATATCTCTTAACTTTATTGCTAGTGTTACCGGCTATGAGCTCGACTTTGTTTCCTTGTCTTACGCCTGTTGCGATACCTATATGGCCACCAGCAACATCTGGACCTAAACCACGAGTTTGAATAACAATGTCGCCTTCTTGAACAGAAGACACTGGAACATTATCTCCCCACTTTTGAAAGCTATTAGCTATGTTAGTTGCGCCTTTTAATCCAACTTGAGCGAGTGTAGAGTTTACAAATGCCGAGCACCATTTTTCATTTCGCGGATCTAATCCGACGCCACCTTGTCTTAAATAGTTGCCTATTTGTGATTCACCAATACCAACTTGACTAGCAGCTAGTCGAGTAGCTTTACTCAATGATTGATTAGAAGTTGCGCTAGGAGAAGATCCACCCGTTTGAGTTGCTTGTGCCGGCGCCGTAGATTTTGTACCATTAGCTGGTGCCGTAGTAGCTGGAGTAGCTGCAGGAGTTGCAGAAGCAGGAGTTGTAGCTGCAGAAGAAGGAGTTGTAGCTGCAGAAGAAGAAGGCGTTACAGCGGTTGCAGAAGAAGAAGGCGTTACAGCGGTTGCAGAAGAAGCGCGAGTAGCATCAGAACCTTTTGACCCTGTTGTGCCACCGGAAGTACCGGATTTTGAAGAAGATTTAGGCCCCGGAAAAGCAGTTAAAATTTCTTCGGGTGAATTCGGTCCACTTGAAGCTTTATTGCCAGAAGTAACAGGTTGTTTTGGACCTGAAAATGCTGTGGAATCTTCTGATTGGTCGTTGGTTTGTTGCATTTCGGCGGAAGGTTGTGTTACGCCTGTTGCAGAAGAACCAGTTTCAGTTGATAATTTTTCTGCTGCTCTTGACTCTGGAGTTCCTACAATATTGCGTAGGCCATCATTAAAAACTCCAGCTATTCCTGATGCAAAATCATAAACACCTTTTGCAAAGTTTACAATAGCATTAAAAGTTTCTTTTACCGGATCGAGTTGAGATATAAAAAGAGCTCCAGCTGCAACAGCTGCACCTAATAATATACCATTCGATTCTTTATTTGCTTTTTCTACTTCAGCATCGACTTTTTCTTGTTCTAAATTAGGAGTAGCATCTGTTTGCGATGCACCTTGTTCTATCGATTGTTCTTTTGTAGAAACACTGCGCGTATTATATGAAGATATATTGTTATTTAATCTTTGCTTGAGATAACCGTCAATCGTAGCTAGCTTCTCTATCATCTGAACGATAGGAGAATTAATTTTAATATTACTCATTGAAGGAAGTGTGCCGCTTCCTGTCTTCGAAGTTTTTGTTTTTTGATTTGTTGCAAACATATTATTTGCAAGCACATCTTTCATTGCTGCTTTTGCGGCCGCAGTGCTTGGAGTTGGTGTACCGGGATCTTGTAACTGATCACTGCCGAGTGTCGACTGATATGTTGCTTCAATCAATAAGCTAAAACGCGGATTCGAAGCTTCTCTTGTTTTCTTATCGATCCATACTTTTCCGTTGAGATCCCATACATATTCTGTTTTACCGAGTTTTATAACAGGTCGAGAAGGATCAATACGAACACGCTTCTTCTTGCCTTCAGAAAGAGAATTCTCAGATTGAAGATTATTCAGAAGCTTAAGTAAGCCTTCGGGCGCTTTTATTTTTGTTTTTTGATCTACCCATCCATCACCAGTTTTAATGAAGGTTTGGCCGCCAATCGTAACCGGTTCAGCCATTATGCAATTACCAATTTTTGATGTTGCATATATTTTTCCATAAGCAAGCTATCGCTTGGGTAATTCGGATCAAAGTGATCTCGCTTACTATCGTTTGAAGATCCGGGTTTTCCAATAGGAGATATATTTGCAGATGCTGGTTCGGTTGCTGCTTTAGTAGAATCTAATTTCCCTAAATCAACCGTGTTTTGTAATTCTGTAGATATTTTAGAAATTTTGGCAGCTGCCGCAGATTCTGATTTTACAGGAGTTTGCATATTATTATTAAATTTATTAGATAACTGCGAACCGGTTGTAAGACTCATCTCTCCAAGACTGGCTTGAAACACTTTACCGGCGCTTTCAATTGCGCCTTTGCCTAAATCAGCAAGAGAACCCATAACACCTTTTGATTCTTGCGAACTTGCTCCTTGCGAATCATAAGAAGAAGCCGAATATTTTCCACCGGTATAATCTGCCATCCATTTTGCTTGATATGCTTGTGGAGTCATACCATTGTTTATAGCAAGCGCCTTTGCAGACATCTTTCCTTGTATATTGCCTGTATACCAGGCAAGTGGAACTTTCGAAACATCACCGCCGGCTTTTTGTAATATTTCTTGAACGTATTTTGCGGCAACAGCATCTTGAATAGGCGGCGGAGCAAGATAGGCGCTACTATATTCTGTTCCTATATTATACTTTTTAGTTAATCCTCTCCAAGATCCATTTGTAAATGCATAAGCGCCGGATGCAGTTTGACCTGGCATGCCATTAGGATGTGGAATACCATAATTGCCACCAGACTCGCGTGTTCTGATAGTAGCAAGGATTTTTTCTACGTCTGCAGGAATTGAAGGAAGATTTTGTGTTTGAGCTGCAGAAGCCACAGGAGCGCCTGATATATTTGCAGATCCGGATGTTGCTGTCGCGTCAGGTGTTGCGGCTGTAGATACAGGCGATGCATTTGCTCTTTCATCGTCGGTAGCTTCTTGTGCTCTCGCTTCTGCTGTTTCCGAGAATTCTACCCAAATTTGATACAAATCCCATAGCAACCAAGCAGTAAAACCTGCTGCTATTAGCTTTGTTACCACGGCAGAAACCGCAGCCACTGGTGCACCTATACCGGTGGCAGCTAGTGTAGCTTCAGCAGCAGTAGTAGCGGCGGTCGTAGCGGCCACAGCAGCAATTTGAGCAAGAAGTCTTTGCTGAGCTTTCTTTTCTAAGTATCTTAAGAAAAGATTCCACAATCTATTTTTACCGTATGCAGAGAAAGCGAAACGTATAAAGGCTTTTTCTGCAAACCATGCCATAAATCTTGCTGCTTGTTTTTTTGTAAAAGCAGTAAGTGCACCTGCTATAGTTTTAAGTCCTTTATATGCAAATTTAATAGCGGTGACAGGAGCTATAGCTACCGCTGCGAGTGGAAAATTACTAACTATCGATGAAAGCAGTCCTTGACCACCTTCTCTTTGTCCTGTTTTTTCATTAAATGTTCCATAAGCATCTTCATATATTTTCCCGCCAATTAATCCGAGGAGTGCTCCTCTCCAACCGAAAACACTTCCTACTGCCGCTCCTGCGATTGCTGTTGTGCCCAATGCGGCTGCAAAATTTTGAACGAAATCAATGATAGGAGATATCTTATCAGTAAAAGCCGCCCAATTCGATTTTAGTTCTTCTAATTGTGATGTGTCTAAATTTCCAAGAGCAGCGAGGCCAAGAGTACCAAGCAAACCGGCACCGATTAAAAGCTTTCCTACAGTTCCAGCTCTTTCTTTGGCATTATCTTTTATCGCGTCGAGTTTTTCTCCTAAATTACTAAACGGATTTTGAAATGAACTTCCACCGGATTCGATCGACGCTTCTTTTTCTGCTTGAGCTTGTTGCTGAAATGCTCTTTTTTCAAACTGAAGTTGTTGCTCAAGAGTTTTTTCAATCGAAGAAAGATAATTGACTGCTACTACTAACAGTTTTTCTGTAGGCATATTTGGATTGACAGCCGGTCGTGCAGACTTTTTAGGAGAAGCGGGAATAGTGCCTGAACCAGACACTTTCGACTTTCCGGCTTGACCTGCCATACCAACACCATTAATAACAGTTACCGGTGCAGGAGAAAGAGCTCCTTCGAGAGCTCCTCCTACCGCTTCTCCAACGCCGCGCACGGCATTGCCAGCAGCTTCTACTACTTTTCCTGCTAGACCGAAAGTACCTTCGATGGTCGATTTTACTGCAGCAGAAACCGGTGTTTCAAATAACCTAGGCATTACTTTCTTCTACTCTCTATTTCTTGTCTCTGTTCTTCAAGATGAGCCATTAATAAATCAACGTAGAGATCTCTTTCATAAGGTATTAAGTTTTCGATCTCAGTTATCGAATATTTGTGATGCTGAGCCAAAGCAAAGATCATACTATAGTAGTTTTGAAGCGAGTTGTGACTCAGCGCCACATAAAAAAATCTTTGAGATTCGTTAACTCGATACTCCTATCATTACCAAGTTCATTTGTGTATTCAATCTTATGATATAACTTCGGCATCTTCTCAAAGAATTGCCGAATTAAATCGAAAGAATTGACTGGCAATTGATCGAGAAACTCTTCGAGTTCTTTGTCTGTATATTCAGAAGCAGGATAAATTTCTTCTTCTGTTACGATGGTATCGATACAGTTAATGATAAAGAATGTCATGAGATCGACTTCATTATCAAACTGCGTGATTTTATCAGTGATGCTCGAGCTCGGATACTTCATGATCATTGCAATATTATCAGACAGTTTAATAGTCGAATCAATACCCTCTGGCATTTCGACTTCAATCGTATCAAGGTTTAATTCAAAGTCATAAACTTTATCGTCTTCGTTATCACGATAAGATAACTTGACAATGTTGTTGACAGATTTCGCTCGCAGTTTTAAGAACAAATATTCAAGATCGAAAGTCGTAAGCTTATCGACATCAAAATCTTCATCTTGCACGCAAAGTTTTAAGATCTGTTTGATGGCTCTGATCACATCAGTGTCTTCGCCGCCTTGTTGAGAGATGAGCAAGATCTTTTCTTCTTTCACCAAGAATGGTCGAAAGAGAATCTTTTTCTTTGAAGAGGGAATCGTCACGTCAAAGAGTGGTTGGTCGATTTTTGGTAAAGGCATTATATATTCTCCTAAATTATAAATTATGCTTCGACAGTTGTTATTTGATTTCCAAGTGTGTCATATCGTTTCGGAAACCCGGCGAGTTCAACGCCGCGGTTAGAAAATGTGTTTGGCGGAAGAGGAGGTGGCGAACCTCTTGATCTAAATCCATCGCCGATGATTGTAGTTTCATTTGATAGATCTGTTAATTCAAGACCTCGGGCGCCTGTTGGATCGAGAGTAGCAAGATCAACAACACCTCCAGCACCCATTCCTTGAACCGCATACGGACCAGTCGCAGTCACTTTAATTTCATCATTAATCGATTGGCTTTTTTTATTCTTCGATTTCGATCTTTCAATTCGAAGATCAGTAAAAGAAAAAGTGATGTTTAACTTCATTAAAGTATTTTCTTCGCTCCATGACATATTCATGCTTTGTATGCCGGTAGGAAACACATCATATATATGATATTCCATCACAGCATTTTGTGACCGATCATATACAAATACATTTACATTCGGACACGCATACGTATCTTTGTAAGCGATCTCATATGGTCTTCGCAAACCACCAATTTTATTATTATTCATATTCGCGCCACCAAAAGAGTCGCGATTGACGATTAGATTTAACCATTCTTCAAAGAATTCTACAACCAGCGCGTCTTTATCGACGATGAACTGAAGAGTAAAATCTCCGACATTTACGCCATACGCAACATTTTCAACTGGACCAAATCCGTATCTTCTGATATTTTGTTCTTGTAATAGATTAATAGAAGGAAGAACAACATTATCGCATCTCATTGTCAGAATCGAATCGAGATTTCCGGCTGGAAACTTTTTTATTGCCCATGGCATCGGAGCAAAAACTGTTAAGAAGCTATGTGTAGGAAGTATACTATCTGCACCAGAAACTTCGGCTCTAAATCGACCGATATTAAATATGCCTTTACTGCGTTCACCGGTGCTAAATTCAGAATTTTTAGTTTCAATTTCTTGTTTTGTATTATTATTGACGCCTTTAGCTACTTGTGTTTTTGCCGCAGGCTTAGGTTTCGCAGTTGCACCTTGTGCACCACCTCTGCTTGTTGCGCCTTGAGAGCCCTGCGCGCCTTGCGGATTATCACGAGCCGCAATCCTATCAAATACATCTTGATGAGCACGCTCTGATGATCCTTGTGGAGCTCTTCCTCCGCCTCTACCACCTTTCGTTTGACTCGCCTGAACAAATGCACTGATAGGTTTTCCAGATAAAGCCTCAACTGCTGGACTTGCAAAAGTTAAAAGTCTCCCGGCGAGGGTATTTTGTTTGGTTCTTCCTTCAGCTTTGTTTGACATTACTTAGTAACTCCTAGCATTCTTTTCGTGTCCATCCAAACTTGGTTCTTTCTTGCTTTGACGAAACGTTCTGTTGGTAAAAAGAGAGCGATATCCCATTCTGATGGGTAAACGTACATAAACTTTGACTGCACATGTGAAGCCAAATAATGCTTAATGCATGGAGCATACCATCTTAGCTTTGCTGCCTGAGTCATGAGTTCGTAGCTGAGTTTCAGACGAGTCGACTCGTCGTAACGAGTATTGTTTGCAAAGTCATATAAACCGTCCATTAACTTCGCTCTGAGTTGCAACGGCAAGTAGTGTAAGTTGAGTCCCATAAATCCGCCTTTGACTTTCTTATATGGAAAGATCAGAGGAAATCTGTCGTAGTATGGAAGCTCTTCTTTATGTTTCGGATCATAGTAGAACATGTACATCGAGCCGAGCAGAGGCTGAGTAGTCATACGACTTACGTCACCCTTCATCATCTCACGCTCATTGATACGATTCATTTTGCCGGCAGTATCTCTGAACCACTCACGCGCAGAGTTCGTACGCGCAGGAATCTGTCCTGAACGAACACCTTGTGTGATGATAGTATCAAAGACTATTGCCATTAAAACTTAATTCCTAGTTCTTTTTCTGTAAGTATGTCGAACTTCCAACCGCGATCATTGCAGTATACTGCTGCAGCTCTCCATTTGGCTTCATTGACACCCCATGTCATGACTTCATTAATGTAACGCTTATTAGGCTTATTTATCACCACCGGAGGCCGTGTCTGCGCATGAGGTTTTATTTCGACGACAATCGTATCGATCTTTCCTTCTGGTGATTTTTTCTTCACAATGAAGTCTGGAAAGTATCGATGTACACGATTGTCGAGAGGAGAGCGATAAGGAATCACTAACTCTTCACTCCCCCACTGCACGACATTCGGATGAGAATCTAAGTACATCATGAACTTAAGTTCCCATCGACTACGATATACGATATTGTTCGAGTCCCCGAGATATTTCTTTATATCCTTTGGTCGAAACTTTCCTTGATAAGCCATAAATCTATTTATAAATAAGCTGATAGCCTTTTTAAATTTGAGAGACAGTATGGCAAGAGACGGATTTTTAATAAGCTTAGATGACTTTAAAAAGGGCTCGGGAGGGCTTCTGAATAACCTTGCTAAAAGGATTACGAATAAGCTCGAAGATAAACTCGAGAATGCAGTCGAAGATCTTTTTGCCAAAGCACTAAAGAAGGCAGGATTTTCTGATGCAACTGCAGCGAAACTTTCTGCAAGATTCGGAGATTCTTTAACTGCCGGCCTCGAAGACAAGTATTTCCAAACATTTACAAGCGAAATGAAACGAGCATCTTGCGCCGACATTCGTAACAATTTCAATCCACAGAATGGTAATATCATAGGTGCTTCTGCTTTTGCCGAAACATATGTTGATGCTATTCAAAGAGCTTCGAATAAAATTACTGTTGATGGTTTGGATACGATGCAATTTCCTGACCACATCAGTGAAAATTATTATATGTCATTTAAGTTTAAACAATACCAACGTCCTTCTCCTCATACAAAAGGAGATCTTAAGTTTGTACAAGCATTTGCTCTTCCTCTTCCGAAAGGAATAAGAGAAAGCTTTGATATTGAAGTTGCTCCAAATGCCACAGGTCTGAAAGGTGGAATTGCAGATGCGATGCAAAACTTTGTAACAGCACCAGGCGGTAAAGAACGAACACAAGCCATAACAAATTCAGTCGCCGCGCTTGCTTTTAGCGCGATGGTTCAATCAACAGGAGATGTAGGAGCTCTCGGCGCTCAAGCGATTGGCGCTGTTCCAAATCCTCACATACAAGCTTTATTTAGCGGCGTTCCACTCCGTACTCACAGATTCGAATGGACTTTTGCTCCTCGTAATCCAGAAGAAAGTCAACAGTTAATGAATCTGTTGAAAGCAATGAAAGCATATGCTTTGCCATCATATAGTAGCTTAGGAACTGCGGCCCTCGCATATCCTTTCTTATGTCAACCAGAATTAAGAATTATGAAAGGTGAACCTGGATTAATTCAATTTTTCCCGTGTCTCATTCAATCGATTGAACTCAATTACTCTCCACAAGGAATTCCTGCATTCTTTGAAGGCACAAGCCACCCGGCATTTATCGAATGTTCAATTTCAATGATTGAAACACAGATTCAAACTTCGCGTGATTATGGCAGAGAAGGCGGAGATCGTCTGAGCGAAACTTGGGAAACTTTCAAGACGCAAATACAAAAAGGCATTGATGCTGCAGGACTTGATTTTAATATTGATAAAACAATAGCTGACACTACGGGTTACGTAGAAGGTGCGCTTAGTAATAAAGAAGAAAAGAAACCCTAATAATGGCAAGATATTTCGATCGATTTCCAGTTGTAGACTATGGAGGAAACGTTGCCAAGAATATCTTGGCACGCGTCGACTTTACTGATAAAACAAAAAAAGAAATCTATTCTACCTTTCAGTTTACTCTTGAAGAAGGCTTCGAGAGGCCAGACATTTTGTCTTATAACTATTACGGATCTTCGAAATTTGACTGGATGATCTATCTTACGAACAACATCGTTGATCCTTATTACGATTACTATAAATCAGCAGAAGATTTTAAGAATTATATTGAAACAAAGTATGGATCAAATTCGAATGCTCGAGCGATTACTCTCTTCTATCGATTAAACTGGCATGAAGATGAAAGAATTATTACTCTTCAACAATACGATTCTCTCCTTGCCGATGAAACTACAAATACTCAAAAGTATTGGAAGCCAAAACTTACGAATACTGGTGCAGTGATCGGCTACGAAAGAATCAAAGAAGATTGGATAGTATCCACAAACAAAATATTATCGTTGACTCTTACTGCTTCTCCAACACAATTCCAAGTCGGAGATCGAGTGTCTCAGACGAGCACTGGTGCTTATGCGACCGTTGACTATGTTGATCTTGAAAATAATAGCTTAACCGTAAAGCACGTCAACGGAACTTTTGCAGTCAATCAAGCAGAAGGAATAAAAACAATTACTCCGATAAAGCAAAACATTTCTACTGCAGAAACAGAGTATTGGTATGCCGTAAATGCATATGATGATGAGAAAGAAAGAAACGAATTGAAGCGAAATATATTTGTTCTCAAGTCTTCTTATCTCGCTGAAACAGAAAAACAATTTATACAACAATTGAGTTCGTAATATGATTTCTCAAATTAGAGACGGGCAGTTTAAACTTAACGAGTTCTTAATGATTGATAATACAGCAAAAACTGTCGATTGCGGCAAGGCTGTTGATTTGACTCCTGTCTGTGTACAAGCAAACATATATGAATCTATACTCGAACCTGCTGTTCGTGCACAATTCGAATTCTATGAGGCGAAGGGCGCAGGAGATAAATTTGTTTTTACAGATAAGAAAATTATCATTGATTTTACAACAGACGAAGATAATTCAAAATCGTCTATTCGATACGAACTTTATGTTATTAATAAACCAGTTACTTTTAATTCTCCCGATGATAAAGCACTAATTTATAAAGTGGAGTGTGTTACATATGAAGCATGGAAAGCTTCGACCATAAAAAACACACCGCTTGTTAGGAAAAACATCGAGTGCGAGAATATGGTAAAAGCATATCTTAACTTAACGAAATCAAATAAACCTTTCTTTGCAGAAAAAACTCGTGGGTTGCATGCATTTAACTTTACTGAAAAGACTCCATTCGAGTGTATTGATCAAATTAGATTAGAACATGCAATGTCTCAAGAATTTAACGGCCATTGTTTTTACTTCTTTGAAAACAAGTACGGATTTGTTTTTAAAAGCATGGAAGCGTTAATCAAAGAAGGCATAAAAAATATCGGCGACAAGTGTTTTACACAATCTACTTTAACCAACTTAAATGTAACCGGAGCAAAGTGGAGAAACATCTTAACTACTAAAATTATTCAAAGCGGCAACGAAGGAATTTTAAGATTAATTGGAGGTGGAAGATCGACGTGTCAACTACAAAATAGTGTCACTGGAGACATCATTTCTTTTCAAGCTGATCCAAAAAATTTACAATTTGAAACACTAAACGAAGGATCTGCATCTACAAATCTTAAAGCTCAGGTTGAGAAAACTGAAGATGGAAATGAAGGAGCTCCTCGAGCGATTCCTTTTGATCCGACTGTTGGAAATGCAGAGAGAGCCGAAAAGTTTAATCATATGCCTTATTACATGAGTCACTTTTTAACAGTGGTTATGCAAATCACTATTTATGGAGATTCAGCCATTACTGTTGGAGATGTGATTCACTGTCAATTACCCGAAGCGGCTGGCCTTACAAGAGGAGAAGAAAATCCTGTGAATGAAGATAGCGCTGTCACGACAGGTAATTATGTTGTAACTAAATGCCGTCATATGCTGACTTTCAATGAAAAAGCAGAATATGCACAGGGGTTAGAGCTCGTAAAAGATGGCATCGGTGGATTGCCAAAAACACACACAGTTTAGAGGATGATAAATGCAAGTTCCAAGATTTTTTGAAGGTATAGTAGCAGAAGATCCGACGACAGATCTCGGTTTAGAAGCTGATAAACCACAAACTGGCAGAGTTTTAGTAAGAGAACTTTTAGGTCACTCTAATCAAGTGAATTCTGAAGATTTATTACCGTCATATGTTATGATGCCAACTACGAGCGCCGGAGTCTCTGGAATTGGATTAAGTCCGACTGGTCTCTTAAAGGGATCTCGAGTCATGTGCATGAAGCTTCCAAATCAACAGTCGGCATATATTCTTGGTGTGTTAAACTATGCGCCAGAAGGCAATCACAGCGTATCTTCATATGCTCGTGGTCAAGGTGAACCAGAAGAAAAAACTCAAAATCGAATTAAGACTGATGATGGTTTCTACGTTGAACCAGAATCGAAGTACAAGGCGAGATATCCTTATAATAATACCATGACTACTCGCAGCGGTCACTTAGTAGAGCTAGATGATACTCCTGGATCAGAGCGCGTACAAGTTTATCATAAGTCAGGATCTTATCTCGAGATCTTGCCAGATGGAACCATCGTGACAAAGTCAGTAAAAGATCATATTCAATTAGCCTCAGGCAACATGACAATTTTTAATGTCGGCGATGAGAAGGGTGATAAGAATATTGAGATCACATGTAACCAAGGTAAGATTGTTATCACTGCTCAATCAGATCTCGACATCTTTGCAAACGAAGGCAATGTAGGGATCTATGCTAATAATGGCAGTGTACAGGTGGTATCAAAATCAGGCGCGGTGGATATTCAAGCCGCAATTGTTGGAATCAATGCATGAGACCGATAGTCTATGTTCCTGAAGTTCCTAATTTAGAATGTGGTCCTAACGGGCAAATATCTTTCCGTCAAATGGAAGACTATTTCGTAGGCATTGCAAAGATCATTAGCCAACTGAAGTTACAAGCAAAGTTTATTCAAGACGAGTGCGGCAAAGAACTCATCGAAGCTATTCGAGACATGGAAAAGCTAGTCGATGATATTACTGGTATTCTGATGACTGACGTCTTTAAGAAGATCAAGTCAAAAGAACAAGAGATGAAGTATAAGGTCCGCGAGTTTTTAAAAGAGATCGACGTATGGTTTCAGAAGAGGATCGTCGACGCACTACTCAAGATTGTTGATATTCTTGGAATTCCAAATCCACTTACTACCCCGATTCCATTCATTACGGCTGTAACACTCGTCGACGAAGCTGGTAATCCTGTTCGTTATCAGCCAGTAATCAACGATTTGTTTACGAAGGAAGGTAAAGTCAAGATCAAAGCTGCAATTGCCGAAGACATCGAATCGGTTCGAAAGTTTTTTGGTGATGGCAAATACGACGGAACTCTGGGTATTAAGAGTCCTGAGCATGAAGCCGAAGAATTTTGGCAGAAAGCTTTGGCATGGATGAAAGAACTGCTGAGCGATTTTATTGCCGCCTGCATCAATGCATTGATCGGCTTACTGACTAAGATTCCTATTATTGGTCCAATCATTGAAAAGATTGGAGTATTCATCGATCCTACGAAGCCTATTAAAGCGCAATTAAAACTGAAGTATGAAGATTTTAAGAAACGTATTAAGAAGGCAAAAGAAGACGTCTTATCAGGTAAAGCTATCGAAGACTTTGGAGAGAAGTTACTCCAAGAACTCATAGACTTTGTCTTGAACTTGCCGATCCCGCTCTTCGGAACCTTAGGCAATTTAATTGGTTTCGATAACGAAGAACGTAAGAAGAAAGAAACGATTCATTCAAAAGAAGAATTGTGGCATCGAATTGAAGATGCGTTCGAAGACGCCATGGAAAAGATTAAGAAGTTCTTTCAGACAGATTTGATTGCCAAGATACATGATATCATACTCAAAGCTCCAGGTTGGATTCTACAGCAGTTTCCAATCGTAGGCAAAATCCTCGACACAATCAAACTGATTATTGACATCTGTCGCGGCAAAGTATCGATTTGTCAGGTTTTAAATATCATTTTAAAACCGATATTTGGTATTCCAGATGCGATCTTAAAATTCATTCCGAATTGCATCGAGATACGTAGAACGAAGTACGGGTTAGAACCGAATCCAGACAATCTGCCAAAATGGGCTCAGCCCGCTTCTGCAACCGTGTGAAGTGGATTAGTCTAACATGTTAGATCAATATTCAGTATCAGAAAATGGATATTTCTTTTCAGATGTTAGCGAACCGACAGTTCCAACAGTTTCTTATGGGGATCTAAGCCCACCAATCGCAATACGATTTACTGTGCCAGAACCTGGAGTCACCACGGTTGAAATTGACGATTGGTATATGCCGACTTTCGTACGATGCGAACAAAATTGTGTTGATGATTTATTGTTATGTGCAGTTTATGTGTTTGCAACAGATCATGATGTTGTTGTTGATGATTGGTATCCTTTCAGACACGAAGTCAACGATACGTTTGAGGTCGGAACAGTTGTTTCGTACGAAGATTGTGATATGATTTTGACTGATTTTGTGTATGATGGCAACAACAAGCTTCTTTCTTATATTGAAACGAATAAATCTACATTTGTAATGATACGATATGATTTTACTCGTTCGGCTGGTCCAGGATTAGATGCGATTGGTAGCAACGAAGATTATCAAAACTTTGCCTTTACTGGCCAGGTTGGGCTTCTCTCTGACGATGTTGCAAATGTCGACATCGAAAACTATGAGATACTAGAAACCATCATATAATCATTATAAATAAGATAAAGTAGTAGGGTAATATGGCAGACAGAATAGATGCACTGACAACGAGGAAAACAACACAGCGTGATCCTGTGTTCACCGACTTTTATAATAACTTTAACATACATCCTCAGAACAAGAGACTCGCTCTTCACACTGACGAACAGGCTGTCAGAAGATCGATGAGAAATATCTTACAGACAAATACCAAAGAACGATTGTTTAATCCAGAATTTGGTGGTGGTCTTCGTCGATTCTTATTCGAAGATATTTCTGTGATGACTTCAGATCTTATCAAAGATGCCGTGTTCGATTCGATTACCAAATACGAACAGCGAGCTCGAATCATTGATGTCTTAGTAGTATCAAATGAGTTTGCGCATTCTTATGAAGTATCAGTCTATTATGAGATAATAAATAATGCTAATCCGCAGACACTTCAACTCACCCTTTATAGAGTAAGATAATGGCAGCAAATTCCAGTATAGTCCTTACACAGTTAGACTTCGATTCCTATAAAGACTCGTTGAAGACATTTCTGAAATCACAAGATCGATTTAAAGATTACGACTTCGACGGAAGCAACCTTTCGGTTCTTCTCGACGTGCTTTCATATAACACTTATCAGAACGCGTTCTATCTCAACATGGTCAGCAACGAGATGTTTCTTGATTCGGCGAAGTTACGTGACAGCGTTATTTCTCATGCCAAAGAATTAAACTATCTTCCGAGATCGTTTCGATCATCTTCGGCTGTCATTCAACTGGTAATTACTTCGACAGATACGGCAAAGAGATCGATCGTTATTCCAAAGGGAACATCATTTACTTCGCGTGTTGATGATTTCACTTATAACTTTAGCACTACTGAAAATTATGTTATTACAAAGAGAACTCCTTCAGGATCAAATCTTATATATGAGAGCGAGCCGATTCGAGTATACGAAGGTAGCTACCTCAGCGATACCTATACAATAAATTATGCTAATCCTCTTGTGTATAAGATTAGTAATAAAAGAGTTGATCTTGAAAGCGTATTAGTTACGGTCTTTGAAGATAACGGCACGACTATTCAAACTTACAAGAGAGCGACGTCTCTTTTTGGTCATGATGAAAACGCAAAGGTCTTTTTCTTACAACCGGGAATTGGTGACACATACGAAGTCGTCTTTGGTGACGGAGTTGTTGGAAGAAAACCAAAGAACAACTCTGCGTGTATCATTGAATATCGATCATGCAACGGAGAACTTCCGAATGGCGCATTTAAGTTTATTAATACTGCACGCATCGATAATGAAGCAAACATTGTAATTGAAACGATTACTGCTTCGGCCGACGGAGCTGTTGCAGAAGATCTGAGCTCGATTAAGTACAATGCTCCTCGTGCATTTACTACACAAGAACGTGCTGTGACTTCTGAAGACTATGAGAATCTACTCAAAGCAAACTTTCCTGAAATCAATGCAGTGGTTGCATATGGCGGAGAAGATGCAAATCCTCCCCAGTATGGCAGAATTTTCTTGTCGATCGATCTTGATGAAGTCGACGGTCTTCCAAAGATTAAAGAAGCAGAATATAAGAAATTCTTAAGATCACGTTCTTCTGTGGCGATTGAGCCACTCTTTGTTTCTCCTGATTACACATATTTATATGTCAATACAAATATCAAGTACAATATCAATCTTACCGGTTTAAATCCAGAAGATATTCGTACGAACGTTATAGATTCTATTCTGACACACGCTTCTACGAATCTAAATAACTTTGGTCGTACACTGCGCTACTCAAGATTTATTCGTGATGTCGATGCCGCAGAAAATAGTATCATTAGTAACGAAACTCAAATTGAACTCGTCAAGTATCTCACTCCGGTGCTGAGCACGACAGTGACTTCTACTCCTACGTCAACATCTGGTTCGCTTGTATCATTGGCGACTTCAGGTGTAATTTCTTCTGGTCAGAATGTAACGATTGACTTTAAAAATCCATTAAAGAACGATGTTCCAGGCAAAGGTGCAGAACACTTAATCGGTGATATTCATGTCGTAAGTTCTTCGACATTCACTTATAATGGTTTGCCAAACTGTCGTCTTGAAGATAACGGTGATGGTATCATGCGTATCATCAATACTTCTGGAACACAACATAGAACCATTCTTGATATTGGTACAGTTGACTATGATACTGGTATCGTCAGAATCAACAACTTTAATATTACTAATTACACTGGCACTTCTTTAAAAATCTATGCCAAGCCGCGTACTCTTGACATCACTTCTTCTCAGAACGTGATACTTAATATTCTTGAAAATGACGTCGACGTCACAATTGAACAGATCAGAGAATAATGAAGAATATAGAAAAAAGAATATCTCCGTTAATTCAGAGTCAATTTCCTTCTTTTTACCAAGAAGAGGGAGAGAACTTCATTGCGTTCGTGAAAGCCTACTATGAGTGGCTTGAAAACTCTGGAACATATGTTAACTATTCTGGCAATACTGTTACTCAGTATATCGCTTCGAATAACGATATTATAGAAGTCACTGCTAATCAACTTGCCAACTCAACATATATGTCGAGTATCACTCGATATCAACCAATTGATGCCAATCCACTTTATCACACCCGCCGGTTG